GGCCTTGCCTTCTTCAAAATAACGCTCTAATTTGACGAAGGCAGATATCGAACTGTCTGAGCCAAGTTCGACACCGTCACGAAGGAGCTCTTTATAAGCCCGGCTATAGCGATTGCGCAGCTTGCCGGACTTGGACGCCAAGAAACCGGCGGGACTGAACTCGATGTTACTGAGCTCAATCTCGCGGCGAATGCGTCCAGCGAGGTCGTTCGTGATTCTCCTAACAAGCTGCATGTTAAGCTTGCTAGGTTGCGGATTTGGCGTGGGCTTGAGGTAGCGCTTGTGGAGGCTCTCGTATACGTTGTGGCAGCAACCTTGCATAACAATTGTTGGATCTTTGTCAAGCAAGGGAGCACAAGGCCACTCCACGTATTTCGTGCGAGTGCAGTCACAACGATCTTTAGAAGGACCAGCACCGACTTTAATATGAGCACACTTCCACGTGCCAAAATCTCCGCGTTCGCCTGTACTAGTCGCATGTATAGGAAAATCTTCATCCTCAGCGACGCAGTAAGCAGACTTGCAACTATCGGGGGAGATATGATAGCTGCTGCGATGACCAAACGTTTCCACGAAATTGCGCCAGGGGCAATCCAAAAATTTTGGCGTGGATCGACTTGTTTAAACAGGGTTTGGTCATCCCTCTGGTCGCAGGCCCGTGCGACAGTAAGCGTTATTTTGTTGACCAACTCAGGGGTCAGACAATCCGACAGCTTGATTTTGTTGTCTGTCAGAAAACGCATTGCAAGTTTCTTGCAATGGGCCAATTTAGCTGACCTGTTGAACACACCGTCGATCTTATACTCGGTGTGGAGATGCAAGCGAATGTAACAAAGCATCTCAGGCCAGACCTCAGCGTCGGGCACTACCGACGGGTCGAAGCCCGCATTTTGGTGATTTATCAGCTGCGAGCTATCGAACTTGGGCCAGACGAACATCTTTTTGACGCGCTGTACCCACTGAAAACGCCACCTCATGTGGAAACCGTCGGTGGATGGAATAGCAATGGCATTGTCATCAACGGCTTCCACACCAGCGTCGACAACAAAATGCTCGCACAGTTGTACATCACAAAGACCACACTCCATACAAACGGGTATTTTCGTGGGGTCGATGTCATCTGACATGGTCCGTGCAGTGGAATTGAATCGCGCCAGCGCGACAAGATTACGAAAACCTTTCTTCACCGCAGCAAGGTACCATTCAGTGCACCTGTACTTAGCTAAACCACCGGCAGTTAAGTCGGCGTCCCGGGCCTGCCTGGGTTGGGGGTCCCTTATACTCCGACCCTTAGAGTTTCCGCCGCGCTTATCACCTTGACCGCCGCGCTGACGAGGGTTTTTGTTGTCCTTGGGTTTCGCCCTCCCAGGAGCAGTTTTGCGATCTGCTGAATCGGCCACCGGCTGGCTAAGGCAAGTGGACTGGCCTGTTGAAGGAGCTGCCATTCCTTTTGGAGACGTATTCCGATCCCTTCTTCTAAGGGTACTATCTGCCGCTTCCGCGGGGGCAGAGGCCTCATTAGCTGACTTAGACATGAGATTCTAATTCGATATGTGAGGTTGAGATTCGTAGACGTCGTCGGTACACAAGGCAAGGGAGCTATTAAATAGTCCCAATCCGCTGTTTCACCCACGTGTGGGCAACGGAGTTGTTTAACGGTGGCACACGTTCTCCCCGTGTGCTCCGACCTTGTCCCTACCGTAGGGGCAGTCCGTAGCGCCGCTCGTGACTGCATTTCTACTCTGCTAAGATGACACACCGATCGAGG